GCAATGCCACCACGCCTTACCTGGCCGGGGTGATGGATGCCATCGGGTTTGCCTCGGTGCGGGATGTGACCATCTGCGCTACTCCGCAAACGGGTAAAACCGAGGCTGTTTATAATTGCCTGGGGTATATGGTGGACCGGGATCCCGGCCCGGCCCTGGCGGTCTTTGCCGACGAGCAGACAGCCAAGGACGAGCTGGACGAGCGCATAAAGCCCATGTTCCAGGACTCGCCCCGGCTGCGCCAATACCAGACCGCGGCGGCCAGAGACATGACCACCCTGCGCATGTCATTGCAGCACATGGTTGTCCACATGGCCTGGGCCACGTCTGTGGCCCGCCTGGCCACCAAGCCCAAGCGGTATGTGATTTTCGATGAGGTGGACAAATACCCGGAGAGCTTGAAAAAAGAGACCGACCCCATCAACCTGGGCACCCTGCGTACCCGGACCTATCCGGATGACAAGAAGATCATCAAGCTTAGTACACCCACCTGGGAGCACGGGCCGATCTGGCAGTCCATGCTCTCTGCCCAGGCTGTGTTTCGCTATTACGTCAAATGCCCGGACTGCATGCATATGCAGCTGATGCAGTTCGGGGAGCGAGAATCCACCGGGGGGATCAAGTGGCCAGATGATCAGCGGGATCCAAACGTGATCGAGGCCGACCGCCTGGCCTGGTACCAGTGCCCGCATTGCGGGTCCTGCTGGGACGACGCCAGGCGGGACCGGGCCGTGCGTATGGGCACCTGGATGGAGGCTACCAGCGGGCGGGAGCTGATGGCCGAGCTGCAGCTATCCCGCCCGGCCCGGATCGGGCTACATATTCCGGCCTGGTTGTCATCGTTTGTGTCACTGTCCGAATGCGCGGGGACGTTTCTTAGATCCACCAAGAGCCATGAGGCCCTGCGCAATTTTCTCAACTCCATCAAAGCTGAGCCGTGGATGGAATATGAGGTGCAGCGAGAGGAGGATCAGATCCTGGCCCTGGCCGATGAGCGGCCCAGGGGCCTGGTCCCCGCGGAGGCGGACGTGCTTTTGGCCGGGGTGGACACCCAGGACAACGGGTTCTGGTATGAGATCCGGGCCTTTTCCTTTGGCTGGGCCGAGGACTCCTGGCAAATCCGGGAGGGGTTTTTGGCCGTGGACTGGTCCCGGACCGAGGGCGGGGGCGAGCGGCAGTACCCTTACCATCCGGCCTTTGACGCCCTGCGCCAGGTCCTGTTTGAAGATGCCTACCAGGACGCCCAGGGCCGGGAGCTTTCCGTGCAGTGCGCGGCCATCGACGCCATGGGCCACCACACCAAAGAGGTGTATGACTTTTGCCGGGTGCATCGGGGCAAGATCATCCCCATCCGGGGCGGCAAGGGCCGCCTGGCCCAGCCTCGCAAGTTTTCCAAGATCGATACCTACCCCGGGACGAGCCGGCCCATCCCCGGCGGGGTGCAGGTCTTAAACCTGGATGTCAACCACTACAAGGACAACCTGAGCGCCAAGCTGGAGATCGCCCAGACCGATCCCGGGGCCTGGCGGATGCACTCCGAGGTCAGCGCGGACTGGGCCAGACAGCTCTGTGCCGAGTACCTGGACTCGGATAAAACCGGCCTGTGGATCTGCCCCAGTCACAAAGCCAACCATGCCTGGGACGTAAGCGTGTATGTGCTGGCCCTGGCTGATCTGGTGGGCATCAAACACATGAGGAAAGACGGATCCAGGCCCGCAAATAATGACAAGCCAAAATCAACAGACAAACCGGCCCGGAGGTCACGATGGTAGAGAGTGCGACAGCCCTGAGCGGGATGAAGGAAATTTGCTATTATGTACGCAGGTCGGAGTCTACGGTTCTGCAGTGGATCCGGGAACTGGACTTTCCGGCCAAAAAGATCGGCGGAGTCTGGGAAAGCGACCGCACCCTGGTTGATCAGTGGAGGAAGGAGCAGATAAATGGGCGACAGATCCAGGAAGCCCCAGCAAAGAAGACCGCAAAGAGGTCCAGCCGAAGAGGAAAGGAAAAGCAAACGCAAGGCTAGAGAAAATTAAAGCCCCTGCCGCGTTGACAGGGGTCATTCGTTATTTTTTTTCAATCTTGAATGCCAAGAAGCATTGATACTATGTTAGTATGCCTTTTTATCTCATCTGGATTGATTTTACCTCCAATTGTTGTTTCTATATCTTTAAGATTGGATTCAGATTTATCGTAAGCGTACACAAAAATGAAGTTGTCTGGATTTTTGTGCCATTTTTTACGGATACGTTTTTTCTTTGAGCGCGGGTATCTGTATTGCCTGCTTACGCTGATCCACCTTTTTTCATGTAGCGACGGGGGATTTTTGTTTGTCTTATAATACAAGATTGTTTGATCTACTTCTTTATTGATGTTTTTGTCCATGATTTTCTCCTTATGCATCTTCGATCATATCTGCAAACTCTTCCTCTACTTCCCATGCGTCCAAGTGCTCCTGAGCCCACTTGAAAGCCTCGTCTCGCGTCATGGGGGTGATGTCCTCACCCCCTGCCCACTGGTTCTGTCCTACACTTACACTCCACCTTGTCATTGGGCCACCTTCGCCGTGCAAGAAGTATTGCCCGGAGCGCGGCGTGCGGTACAGGGTCGCGGACCAGTGCGAAAAATCTCCGACTGCCCCGCCGCCGGATGCGCTGCCGATCTCCAGGGCCTTTGACGTGTCAAATCTTTTGCCGTTGATTATCTTTTTCATACCCCTACTCCTTTTTGTTTATCCCCGGCCAGTGCCCGGGGCGTGGGCGGTTATCCAAACATTTCTTCTATCTCTTCACGTTCCTGCTCCGTGAATGGTCGATCCCAATCAGGATCATAATTTTTAATGTATTTCTTCCACCAGTTCCGACAAATCCGCGCGAATCCTGCTTCGTCGTCGCCTTCGTAGGTAATGGTCGAGCCCATAAGCCCGCCGCCCTCGCAAATTTGGTGGCCGAGAGTCCCGGGATGCTTGCCATCAAGATCAACGTACACATAGTGCCCGCCAGGACGTGAAAACTCGATTTCTCTCCCCAGCTTCCTGCTCTTGATTGTGAACCTCATAACCGCCTCCTTTCTGCTCAGCCCCTCCGGAGAGGGGCCTGTTGATATTATTGGTCCATTGCCCTTTCTATTCTGGCCCTACCCTCTTCGTACTCCCGGTCAGCGGCCAAGCGTTGATCCAGCCGCCTTGAAACTTCAGCCTGGTACTCATCCCAAATTTCTCTGGCTGTTTCATCCATCGGCACCAGCAGTCTTTGGTTGCGGCCTTCCCTGCGGATGGTGCCGCAATAAAGCAGGCCGTGCGGGTAGCTTTCATGCTGCTCTATGCCCTGGGGGTGCTGGAGTTGACCGTTCAATCGGACTTCCAGCTCATAGCAGGGGTTTGTAAAGTTATGGTCTGCCAGATTTTCGGTTTCGGTTACGATCTGGATTGTGACCTCTGTTCCGCTCGGGGTGTGGTAAGTGTGCTGTCTCATTTTCAATCTCCCTTTTGTTTGCGTTCCATCTTCCTTGCCCTTTGTTGATTACAGTATGCACCTACCGAGTGCAAATGTCAATAAGGTAAGGCAACTTTTTTTAAAAAAAAATATGTCAAGGGGTAATTTTTCCTGAATATACCCAATGTCCCGTCTGGAAACGGTAAAGTCCGGTAAACGCCAAAAGGCCCAAAAAGTCCGTGTACAATGGCCCCAAATCAAAGGGGCCTTTTTTATGGCGTTTTCCACCTGGACCGAGCTATACAACAAAATGCTGGACGATCTGGCCGGCAACAACCTTACCTACCAGTCCTTGTCCGGCCCTGGCGGCCGGCAGATCACATATGACCATAAGTCTTTCATGCAGGTTTTGGGTCTGGTCAAAACATTGGCCGACCAGGAATCCGGCAATGCCGTTCGCCGCACATACGCCAAACCTGTGAGGCCGGGATGGTAAAAATATCCCAAGCCATAGATTCCCTGATAGGCGCCTTTTCTCCCGCCAGGCAGCTGGCCAGGGAGGAAACCCGCAACCAGGTCCAGCGCCAGCGGATGTATGCCGCGGCCAAGAGCGGCCGCCTGACCGGCGGTTGGCGGCCGGTGGATCAAAACGTCAACGACCTCATTGCCTCCAGCTCCCCTGCTGTCCGGGCCAAGGTCCGGCAGTTGGTGCGCGACTTTCCCTATTTTGCCTCGGCCGTGGACAACCTGGTCAACCTGGTGGTTGGAGACGGCATCAAGTTCCAGGCCCGGGTCCGCTCCGGTGATCAGCTGGACAAGAAAACAAATCAAAAAATCGAAGACATCTGGAAGCGGTGGTGCGACGAGGCCGACGTTTCCGGACGGCTGCATTTTGACGAGATGTGCGGCCTGGCTAAGCGCCAGGACCTGGAGGCCGGGGAGTACCTGTTTGTAAAGGTCAAGCCGCGGGGCAGCCGCTTTCTGCCCTATGCCCTGCAGGCCATCGAGCCGGACCGCATCTCCGACCTGGGGGCCAGGACCAACAAGAGCGCGGCCCTGCACCAGGGCGTGGAGTACGATCCCCAAACCGGAGAGGTCCTGGCCTACCATGTAGAGGATGAGGCCGGGGGCAACTCCAAGCGCATACCGGCCAAAAACGTGATCCACGATTTCCGCTATCTCCGGCCCGGACAGCTGCGGGGGATCACCCGCTTTGCCCCGGCCGTGCTCACGGCCTACGACCTGGGCGAGTATATGGACGCGGAGATCGATGCCTCCAAGGCCGCGTCAAAGTACCTGGCCTTTATCACCACCCAGGATCCGGCCGGGATGCAGATGGGCAGGGTTGAGACCGAGCAGGAGACCGGGCAGAAGGTGGAGGAGATGGAAAACGCCATCATCGAATACCTCCGGCCCGGGGAAATGGTAAACATTGCCAAGTCGGACCGGCCCGGCTCCCAATTCGATCCCTTTGTAAAGCTCATCCTGCGCATGATTGCGGTGACCATCGGTCTGCCATATGAGATCCTGTCCGGAGACTACCAGGGCCTGAACTACACCACCCTGCGCGGGGTGCGAAACGACCTGGTCCGGCACATTTCCCCGCAGCAAAAACAGATGATTCGCCATATGTGCCAGCCAACCTTCAGGGACGTGCTGGATACCGCCTATCTCTCCCGCAAGATCGATCTGCCCGGGTACGCCCGGGACCCATATCAATACCAGAAATCGTCCTGGATACCGCCGGGGGTACCCTCTCCGGATCCGCTCAAGGAGGGCAAGGCTTACATCGACCAGATCAAGAACAACCTGCGCTCGCCCCAGGAGGCCACGGCCGAGCGGGGGCGGGACTTTGAGGAAGTTTTGGACGAATTGGCCGAGGCCAGAAAAATGGCCATTGACCGGGGGCTGGCGGCTGAGGATGTGAGCACGGCCGTGGCCAGCAACCCGGCCGCCCTGGACGGCCAGAACTAGGAGGCTGCATGCACAAAGGCATTTACAGGCAACGCGATAACCCAACCCAGATTACCACTGTGCGGGAGCTCTCCCTGCGTCTCAAGCAGGACGGGACCCCGGCTACCTTAAACCAGGACCAGCGCTCGGTGGAAATTGTGGCCGCGACCGAGGCTCCGGTTCAGGTCCTGGATCTGAGGCGCTTCGAGATTGTGGACGAGGTCCTGCTCATGAGCGGTGTCCAGTTCGCGGACCGGGTCCCCCTGCTCGACTCCCACGGCCGATACGCCACCAACCAGGTCCTGGGTTCGGTGCGCAACATGCGGACGGAGAACGACCAGCTGGCTGGGACCGCATATTTCTCCAGCGTGGACCGGGCGGACGAGGCCCTGACCCAGGTCCGGGAGGGGCATCTGACGGATTTTTCGGTTGGGTATGCGGTCAACGAATCGGTCTTTGTAGAGGACGGCACCACGGCCACCATCGATGGCCGGGAATTTACCGGGCCGGTGCGGGTGACCACCAGCTGGACAGTGAGAGAGGTTTCCATCGTGCCCATCGGGGCGGATGAAAAAGCCAAAGCGCGGGCCGTGGCCCATAATAATCAACGGATGGAGGAAGATTCCATGAACAAGCGACTGAGAAAATTTTTGGAGCAGCGCGGCCTGCCCACTGACGCAACCGAGCAGCAGGCCTGGGAATTTTTGGAGACCTTGGACGTTGCGGCCAAGGAAGAGGGCCGCCAGCTGGCGGACAACGGCCAGGGCCGGCAGGCCCAGGACGGCGGGCAGGCCGGCGGGCAGCAGGCCGAACCGCAACCCCAGGGACAGGGCGGCAATGTGGATCCGGAGCAGATCCGGACCCAGGCCGCCCAGGCCGAGCGGGAACGGGTGGCCCAGATCTATGCCCTGGCCCAGCGCCACGATTGCGCAGGCCTGGCCCAGCAGGCTGTAAGCGACGGCACCACCCTGGAGAGCTTCCGGGCCAAGGTCCTGGAGCATATCGAGGGTCAGCGCCAGCAGCAGCCGTCTTTTCGGGTGGAGATGGGCAACACCGATGCGGAGAAATTCAGGACCGCGGCTGGAGAGGCCCTGCTGATCCGGTCCGGCATCGAGACAGAAAACAAAAACGGGGGCCAGGACCTGGCCGGGCATACCCTGCGGGAAATGGCCCGGGAGTTCCTGGTTCGCTCCGGAGTCCGGGTGCCCAGCAACCCCATGGAGATGATCGGCCGCTCCCTGACCACGAGCGACTTTCCCAAGATTTTGGCCGATACGGCCAACAAGGCCTTGATGTCCGGCTGGGAGACAGCAGAGGAAACCTGGAACCAGTGGTGCGGAACCGGACAGGTCAGCGACTTCAAGCAGCATACCATGGTCCGGGCCGGAGAGATGGACGACCTGCTGGAGATCCCGGAAGGCGACGAATACAAATACAGCGCCTTTTCCGAGGCCCAGGAGCAGTACCAGATAGCCACCTTTGGCCGCCTGTTCGCCATCACCCGGCAGACCATCATCAATGACGACGTGGGGGCATTGACCGACCTCCCGGCCAGGCGCGGAGAGGCTGCAGCCCGCAAGATCGGGGATGTGGTCTATGCCGTCCTGACCGCCAACGCGGCCATGGGCGACGGGACCGCCCTTTTTCATGCCAGTCACAACAATCTGCTCACAGATGCCTCCCCTACCGATGTCAGCGCCCTGAGCGCGGCCATCAGCGCCATGAAGCTGCAAAAGGACATCAGCCGGAAGCGGCGGCTGAACATCCGGCCCAGGTTTTTCCTGGCCCCGGTCACCCTGGAAGGGTCCTGCGAGCAATTTTTCACCTCCACCGGCCTGGTCTATACCGGCAATACGGACGCGGTTAAGGCGCCCAACAACCCGTATGCCGGCAACTACTTCACCCGGGTCTATGAACCCAGGCTGGACGATGACAGCACCACCGCCTGGTACCTGCTGGGGCCGCGGGGCAAGACCGTGATCGTCTTTTTCCTGAACGGGATCCGGACTCCATACCTGGAGACCCGCGACGGGTGGACCGTGGACGGGGTGGAATACAAGGTGCGCATCGATGTGGGGGCCAAGGCTGTTGACTGGCGGGCCATGGCCAAGAATCCCAATACATAATTGACGGATAATTGACAGGCGATTGACGGGCAATTGATCGACAACCGGGGCGGCAACCCCGCCCCGATATATAGACGGAGGGAGCTATGGCTACCAATTATGTGCAGGACGGCAAGAACATGTATCTGGAGACTGCGGCCAGCGCAGAGTCCGGGGATCCTATGGTGCTGGGGGATT